CACGCCGCCCTCGCCAACAAGACCGACGACGGGCTCCCGAACGTCGCGGCTGGCTGGGAGAAGTTGCAGAAGGTGCTGGACCGGCAGGCCGAGCAGGTCTTCAAGAACCGTAAGAAGGCTCCGAAGCTCCCCGCCGGCGGGGTCGAGGCAGGCAAGCAACCCGACCTGTCCACAGCAGCGGCGAAGACGCAGTACGCAGTTGAGCGCCTAGCAGCGCTCAGTTCTGACGACTAGCCGCCTAGACCCAAGAAAGGCGGTGAGGTATGGCTGTCCAGACAGTAGCCAACCTCTCCAGCGTCCTCAAGGAGGTCTGGACCGCGACCGAGCTGGCGAAGCAGTTCTACAACCAGTTCCCGCTCCTAGACCGACTTGAGAAGACCGACCGATACACCATCGGTAACCAGGCGTCCGTTCCGATCCAGACCCAGCGTGCGGGTGCTACCACCACGCTCGGCGCTGCCGGCGGCACGCTCAACCCGATCTCCCGCCAGTCCGTGGCGAAGGGTACCTACACCCTGACCTACAACTGGGCCGAGATCGGCCTCGAGTTCGGCGCTATCAACCAGTCGCAAGGTGAAGCCAACTCGGTTGTCGAGGCGAAGATCCTGGAAGTCCAGGGCGCCATCGACGACATGCGCAAGGACGTGACCCGGCAGGCGTTCTACAACGGTGACGCGATCATCGGCACCGTGGACGCGACCGCTGCGGCCACGACCATCAACGGCCGCACGGGCACCACGACGATCTCCCAGGCGATCACCCGTGGCTACCTGCGCCCCGACCAGAAGGTGACCATCGCCACGTCCGGCAACCCGGACACGGTGAAGTCGTCTCAGCAGATCGTGACCGTCAACGCCGCAGGCAACTCCGGCGCGGGCTCGTTCACGGTCGGCTCGAACGTCACGAACGCCAACGATGACCTCGTGTACATCTTCGGCGCTCGCTCTGGCACCGCTGCCGGTGGCGTGAACGACATGCTGGGCCTGCGGTCGATCTACGGTTCGACCTCCACGACCCCGGGCGGCATCGCCGCCTCCCAGCCGTGGCTCCCGGCCCAGGTGGACACCACCACCACGGCGATGACGCTGGACCTTCCGCTGAGCCTTCAGCAGAACGTGTTCCAGCAGTCGGGCAGCTTCCCGACCGACGCCGTGACCGGCATCAAGCAGCTCACGAACCTCTACAAGCTGCTCCAGAACCAGGTCCGCTTCTCGGGCGACATCGTGTCGGCCGGCAACGTGATGAAGCTGAACTGGAACGGCATCAACCTCGAGGCCTACCCCGACTGCCTCGACAACGAGTTCTACTTCGTGGACTACAGCAACCTGCTGGTATGCACGGGCGCGTACAAGGAGCCCGCATGGGCTTCTGACGTGGAGGGCTCGAACCGTGGCTCGATGTGGAGCCAGGGCACCACTCAGTTCGTGGACGGTCTCGTCTACGCGCTCGGTCTGGCTGTCCGCCGCCGCAACACCGGCGCGGCTGCCATCGGCCTCACGGCCTAGCAGTCCCTCGGCTAGCCCCCCCGCCCACAAAGGCGGGGGGCTGCCGCTCTCTTCTCATCCCGGCAGGTCGGCTCCTGCACGGGCAACCGGAAATAGCCCGGCTCCTAAGTCCTTAACGGATAGGGAGACGCATCGAAAGAAAAGGACAAAGCAGCATGGCACTCGGAACTGTCACAGCCGTCCCGGGCGGCGACTACATCGAAGGCAACAAGCGGGTTCGCACCCGCGACATCGTGCTCTCAACCGGCGCGAACTGGACCTCGGCGGGCGAGTCGCTGACCCCCTCCCAGGTGGGCCTCAACAAGGTCATCAAGTGCGATCCCGCGCTGGCCTACAACGGCACGCTGACCTTCCAGGTCCACTACGACATCACGAACCAGAAGCTGATCGCCTTCGCGCAGAACGCCACCCCCGGCGCTGCCGTGGGCCAGCCGAAGGTGACGGGCAACACCGACCTCTCCGGCTACACCGTCCGGCTTCAGTTCGTCGGCACCTGATCCATGTCGATGCTCTGGCTCCCGCCAACACATGAGCAGAAGCTCATCGAGGACCGCCTCGCCCAGAACGCTGAGCTTGAAGCTCAGGTTGAGCGATACGACTTCCTCGAGACCTGGAACGCGGAGCTCAAGCGCATAGACGACCGCCTCATCATGGTCCAGGCCAAGGAGGGCACGACTCATCCCGCCCTCCGGCCTGGGCGCTTCTACGTGCTGCTTGTGGACGCAGGTGTCCCGACCGCGATCTTCCCGCCTGACGGCTCCGGCTATCAGGAACCCTCATCTCAGGTGTACGAGGACATCCGCCGCTGGGATGGCTGGTCTAACCGCTCGCAGAAGCAGCGCGAGAAGCGCATGAAGGAGCTCGAGGACGCGCAGGCGTACAGGCGCAGGCGCGAGACCGAGGACAAGTTCGAGCACGCGAAGGACGTGATCCACCAGATGCAGAACCCGTGGGTGTCGTTCTCGCGTGACCACAAGTGGACGAACTCCACCAAGGGACGCAGGGCGAAGAGGGCCGCGTGAGCACAACCTTCCTCCAGCTCCAGACGGAGATCTTCGCCAGGGGCGCCGACTACCTCGACACCACGAGCGACATCGCCCGCGTGAAGACGTGGCTGAACAGCGCCTACTTCGACATGTGCGGGCGCGAGCCGTGGCCGTTCCTCGAGGTCACCCTCACGGGCGTCACCGCTCCCCAGACGATCACCGACCTGCGCGGCATCCTGTCGGTGGTCGATACCTCTACCCTCACCCCGCTCGAGGGGATAGACCGCCGCGACCTGTCCAAGACGTTCGTGGACCTCACCCAGACCGGCTTCGACGGCTACTGGTACCTGGAGAGCGCAAGCGACGGAGCCGGGGGCCTGACGGACACGGTGAAGCTGTTCCCCGTGAACGCCTCCGACTCGCTGGAGATCCGCTACATCAAGGTCCCGTCGCAACTGGTGAACGACACCGACATTCCGGTCATCCCGGACAGGTTCCTCGACTCGCTGATCGACGGCACGATGACCTACGTCCACCGGGACAACGACGACTACGACCTCGCGGGGCAGACGACGCAATCGTTCGAGCAGGGCATCCAGTTGATGGCGGACCAGTTGCTGAACCGCAACTGGATGAACGCCGAGCGCCAGTTCACCACCCAATGGGATTGGAATGCCTAGTGGTGCCCTCCGGTCTGGGGGCGGCTACTCCCAGATCCCGATCAGCAACTTCTCGGGTGGCCTGAACCTCGCCGCAGGAGCGGACGACCCGGACATCATCGACTCGGGGCAGGCGATCGACCTGCTCAACGTGGTCTTCACCACGCTAGGGGCGGTGAAGCAGCGGCTCGGCTACCAGAAGCTCGCCTCCTCTCCGTACACGAATCAGCCCGACTCGATCCAGGGCGTCTACACGTCCACGGGCACGAAGCGGCTGCTGCTCGGGAACGGCAACCGCATCGACGCGCTGAACACTTCGGGCACTTCTGTTGCGAACGTCGCCCCGACCGCTCACCCCCAGTACTTCCAGCGCATCGGCACGCCCGCTGCTGAGGCCGTCTACATCTCGAACGGGACGGACACGGTCAGAAAGTACGTGCCGTCAACGGACACGTTCTCGACGCCGGCCTACACGGGCACGACCCCCACGGGCAAGTTCGTGGCGGCCACATACGACTTCCGGCTGGCGAACGCCTGCACGACCGCCAACCCGTCAAGGGTGCTGTTCTCAGACCCGGGTACCCCGGAGACGTTCGGGGCCAACAACTTCGTGGACCTCGACCCCGGGGATGGCGAGGCAATCCAGGGGATGGCGGCCTGGGGGTCGATGCTGTTCGTCTTCAAGGACACGAAGTTCTACGTGTTCACGAACACTTCGACGGACTCCTCGGGCAACCCGGTCTTCAATTACTACCCGGTCAGGGGCGGAGTCGGATGTGTCGGCGGGAACGCCATCGCCGTTGCCCCGGACGGGCTCTACTTCCTCGACAAGAAGGGCGTCTACAAGACGACCGGGAAGGAGCCGGTTCAGATCTCGCAGTTGATCGACCCGTTCTTCCTCGGCAACGCGGCGATCTACTTCCAGTCGAACACGGCGAACCAGGGGCAGATCGGCTCGGCTTCTCTGTGCTGGTACAACCACCGCCTCTACGTGTCGGTCTGCACGGGCACGAGCACGACGCAGGACAGGGTGCTGGTCTTCGACACCCGCTACGGCTGGTGGTCGCTATTCGACTTCCCCGCCTCCTGCATGACGGTGTGGAGGCCGTCGAACATTGACGAGCTGCTGTTCGGCTACTCGTCGGGCACGAAGGACGTGGGGCGCTACTCGGACTTCTCCACCCTAAGCGCCGACAACATGAGCAACACGGCGACGGGCGGGACGGCCACGGTCGCCCGCTGGCGCTCGGGCTGGTTCTCCTACTACTTCCGCTATAGGGGCCGCTGGTTCCCTGACCTGACAGTCCACACCGTGCGGCAGGGCAAGATCTTCGGTGAGGGTCAGCTAAGCGTCCAGCTTGCGGCTGACTACAACCTCAACCCCAACGCGGGCAACACGATCACGCTGACTGGTGTCGGCTCGACGTGGAGCGGCACCTGGGTCGGCACGACGATCTGGGGTCCGGCCGCGACGACCCGCCCGAAGCTCGTCCGCCACATCGGCATCCGGGGTTCCGTGATCTCGGTGCTGCTTTCCAACTCGACCCTCAATCAGACGTTCACCGTCCACCAGTTCGAGACGCATCTGCGCGGCCCATCGCGCCGCCCGTCCGTGGTGGAGACCGACGACTAGGACGCCATGCCCAACTTCTCAGTACCGAACAACATCAGCCCGGGTGACCCGCTCGACGCCAACAAGGCGATGGCGAACTGGAATCAGGTTGTCACCGACCTGAACTCCGCGAAGGTGGACAACACCAACATCGCCGCGAACGCAGGGATTCTCGCTGACCAGTTGGCCGACGCGGCGAAGCTGGGCATCTCTGGCGCTTCGACGGTTCGGCGGGGAGCGGTCTCCACGGCTACGGCGGAGTCCACCTCCAGCACGACCTACACGACGCTGACGACGCCGGACAAGGTTTCGAGCGTGGTGCTCCCGACCAACGGGCTGATCGTGGTGGCATTTCAGGCGATCTGGCAGAACACGGTTGCCGCTAATGCTCGCGCCGCCATCTTCATCGGTGCCAATCAGCTCAAGGCCGGGATCGGAACGGGCGCTCCCACTGTTCAGGAAGTATCGGGGCCAACAGAAACAAACGATGATGCGTTGCTAGCTAGCAGCTTCGCTGGCCTTCTGTCGGTCGGCGGTGCTGGGGCGACCACTGAAGTGACCACGGGCCAGATCGTCGGGGCGCAGTCGGGTAACGGCGGCTTCGTTGTCGTCTTTGCCGCCGCAGGCACCTATGACATGTCGGTGCAGTTCAAGAACAGCGCGGCGGGGACGCTTACCGTGAAGAACCGCCATCTATGGGTCTGGACGATCGGGTTCTGACCTACCCCGCCCGCGTGAACCAGACGCGGACGCGGACACGTTCACGGGTTGTCTGGGCCAGCGCCTTCACCTCACCGTGGCGCTGATCGATACGCACGACAGAGCCACCGCCATAGAACGTGGCCGTGGTCTCGTGGTTCGAGAGTTCCGCGTGGATCAGGTCGTGCCCGTTCACGCGGACGTGGACTGTTGCATTGCCCCGGCAGGTTGCCGACCAGTAGCCGGCATGTGTGGGCGTGACGGTAAGGGTCGCCGAGTGGGAGCAGGCCATTGTGGATTGCCCCTGTGCACCCCCACCCATCGCAGCCAGCCCCACCAGCACCAGTAACGCGAGTCGCTTCATA